CCGGCTGTACCAGTAAATGTCCGGACAGAGAATGGAGATCTGCCCGCTGATCTGCTGCTCGAAATTTGACACCTCGCAGGTTTCTACATACCCCTCGGCATAGACATCGATGTTCGCCGTCTTGTACCAAATCTTGATGTATCGGGACGGCTTGACCACATGATACAGCTGATGCCGCCGTTTCTCGATCCCAATGCCACGCATGGCAAAGGAGATGACCACGTTTCGTTTTTCGATGAAGGCATTGTTGAGGTAGCTGCCGTTCATGCCAGCATAGCTTGAAGTGGAAATCGTCCCAGCTGGCGGATTCAGACCTTCGATTTTGGAGGTCATGTATTGATTGGCGGTGGTGGATAGATTCACTTGTTCGCCGGATTCGTTTTCGAGAATAAGAGTGAAATACATGAGATGCCTCCTTTTCTATCGGCAAAAAACATTTTCAACAAGTATATTTATTTGACTTTTTGCCGATAATATGATATACTGCTATTAGACGGAGGTGGCGTATATGAAATACGATTCTGTTGCAGAAATCGCAAAAAAATGGAATATTTCAGAAAGAACTGTGCGAAATTATTGTGCATCCGGAAGAATTGAAGGTGCAGTCTTAAAAGGAAAAACATGGTGTATTCCAGAAAATGCGGAGCGTCCAAAACGGAAAAACGGGAAAGAAACAAGCCCAGAGCGAACGCTTTTATCGGTACTGCGTGAAGAAAAGGCAAGAAAAATAAAGGGTGGCATCTATCATAAAATCCAGATCGAATTGACATACAATTCAAATCATATAGAAGGAAGTCGGCTGACACACGATCAGACTCGTTTTATCTATGAAACAAATACGATCGGAATGGAAAAGACATCTGTTTTGAATGTGGACGACATTGTAGAAACGGCAAATCATTTCAAATGCATTGATATGATTATTGATGCAGCAAATCAACCATTGAGCGAAGCTTTTCTCAAATCACTGCATCGCACTTTAAAAAGTGGAACTAGTGATTCCAGAAAAGAATGGTTTGCTGTCGGTGAATACAAAAAGATTCCAAATGAAGTTGGAGGCAGAGAGACAACTCCACCGGAACAGGTTGCCCATCAAATCAAAGCATTATTGTCCGCATATCATCAGAAAAAAGAAAAGACACTGGAAGAACTCATTGCTTTTCATGTTGCATTTGAAAGGATCCATCCTTTTCAAGATGGAAATGGCCGTGTTGGACGATTGATTTTATTCAAGGAATGTCTGCGAAATCAAATTGTGCCGTTTATTATTGATGATAGCCTAAAAATGTTCTATTATCGGGGGTTACACGAATGGCACGATGAACACGGTTATCTCATTGACACTTGTTTAACCGCACAAGATCGGTTTAAGAATGATCTGGATTACTTCCGAATTGTATATTCGGACTAAATTCTTACAAATGCAACGCATTCCGTGTCAACCGATAAATCTCCAACCGTGACAGTGCCTTCGGCGATTGATTCGTCTGATTCACTGTCTTCCGGTTGTCGGTATTGTAATAATTGTTTACCGTTCCACCGGAACTGTCGGGCAGCATTGCTCCGGAGATTCCATGCAAGCTGTAATTCAAATCAGAATCCATGGTCAGCTGCATGGCTTTCGCCACACCACCCACGGCTTTCTCCACATACTTCTTGCTCTTGTCGATGCCGTCTGCCAGCCCTTTCATAAAGTCCGGCATCCAGCTCTCGTAATCTGTCAGCGGACCTTTGTCCGGAACCGAGAAGTGCAGGAAATCCCGAATGGTATCTGCCACACCAGTAACCGTATCAGCAAGATTGTTTATCATGCTCTTAATGCCGTCAATGATACCGCTGATAATATCTGCACCCCAGTTCCACGCATCAGAAGCAAGCCCCTTGATCCAGTCAACCGCCGCCTGAAATCCGTCCTGAATGGCAGTTTTCACGCCGCTGACCTTTGTGGAAACAGCGCTTTTAATGCTGTCCCAGATGCTGGAAATTGTGGATTTGATGGTGCTCATGATGCTGGAAATCTTGCTGGAAATAGAATCCCAAACAGAAGAAACCACGCTTTTGATGCTGTTCAGAATGGGGCTCAAAAATCCATAAATCGCATTCCAGACCGAAGTGATTACGGACTGAATCGCACCAAGCACTGTATCAATAACGCTTTTAATAGCGTTCCAGATGGTAGTAAAAGTATTTTTGATGCCCTCCAGAATTGGCGTCAGAAATGAAACAATTGCATTCCAGATAGCGGAAATCTTCTCCGAAATCCAGTCCATCACATTGCTGATGATAATGTGAATTGCCTGAAATATCGTTTCAAACAGGTACTTGAATGCATCCAGAAGAGGTGCAATGGTTTCATAAATGCTGTTCCAGACGGTCATAATGGTGTTGTAAATGGTCTGGAAAACTGTGGAAGCCACCGTATAGATGGCATTAAAAATATTGCTGAAAAAGGTGTAGATTCCAGTCCAGATGTTGACGAAAAAGTCTCGGATACCCGTAATAATTCCGGTAAAAAACGTGAAAATGCTGTTCCATGTGTCCACAAAAAATGTCTTGATAGAAGTCCAGACTTCGTTCCAGCTTGTTCCGAACCACCCCAGCACCACATCTGCAATGCCTTTCAGGGTATTCATGATATTGCGGAACGAGTTGACAATGAAATTCCAGATAGACGTAAAAATCCCCTTGATGCCATTCCAGCACTGCTCCCAGTCACCAGTGAACAGACCAATCAGAACATCCAGCAGCCCCAGAAGAACGCCAGTAAACTCTGAAAAGATGTTGGAGATGTTTTGAAAGACACCTTCAAAAATAGGAGCCAGCAGATTGCACAGCCCGTCCCACGCTGCTTTCAGCACATCGGTAAAACTCTCAAAGTCGAATCCCAGAGCATTTAGCCGGTCAGTGATGCCCTGTGTCAATCCGGTAAAGGTGCTTTTGATCTGTTCCCAGATGGCGATGATATTGCTTTTGAATTCGTCATTGGTTTTCCAGAGATGCACAAAGGCAGCTACCAGAGCGGCAACAGCTGCGATGATGGCGAGCAGCGGACCTAATGACACACCCAACGCTCCGGTAATGGCTCCAATGCCACCTTGCACAGTAGAGAAAAGGGCAGGCAGTTTGGACACTGCGGAAAAGACCGTCCCCACGCTGGAAATGGTTTTTCCCAGCACCACCAGCATCGGACCCAGAGCAGCAGCCACCAGTGCAATTTTCACAATGGTTTCTTTGGTCTGCGGATCCAGTTGATTCAGCTTGTCCACCAGTTCCTGAATACGGGAAACAATGGAGCGAATGGTAGGCATCAGAATATCACTAAAACTGATTGCCAGTTCTTCCAGCTGGGACTTCAAGATGGTCACTTGTCCGGCAAGGTTATCCTGCATGACAGCCGCCATTTTTTCAGTCGTGCCATTGTAGCCGTCTACTGTATCTGAACAGGTATCAATGGCATTGGACAGTTTTTCAAAGTCCGCCGGAGAACCGTTGATGATTGCCAGCATACCGGACATTGCCTCTTTGCCAAACAGCGATGCGGCTGCCTGTGCCTGTTCTGCCTCGGAAAGTCCGCCCAATTTCTGTCGGAGTTGTTCCATGAGTTCCCGCAGAGAATACATCTTGCCGGAACTATCCGTCAGAGAAATGCCGTACTGTTCCATGGCAGATGCCACCGTGTCTGTCGGCTTTGCCAGATTGGTGATGGCGGAACGCAGTGCCGTACCAGCCTGTGAGGATTTGATACCGGCGTTTGCCATCAGTCCAATGGCGATAGCGGAATCTTCAGCGGAATAGCCCAAGGAACCCAGCACCGGAGCAGCATACTTGAAAGTTTCGCCCATCATGCTGACGTTGGTATTGGCATTGGAACTTGCAGCCGCCAGAATATCTGCAAAGTGTCCGCTGTCCGAGGCAGACAAGCCAAAAGCGGTCAGAGCATCCGTGACAATGTCCGAAGTAGATGCCAAGTCCTCGCCGGAAGCGGCGGCAAGATTCATAATGCCTTCGATACCGCTGAGCATATCGTTGGTTTTCCAGCCTGCCATCGCCATGTAGTTCATGGCTTCGGCTGCCTCACTTGCAGAGAATTTTGTTTTGCTGCCCATTTCACGGGCTTTTTCCCGGAGAGCATCCATCTCTGAACCGGTCGCACCCGAAACAGCTGCCACCTTTGACATGGCGGAATCGAAATCCGCACCGGTTTTCACGGCAATGGTTCCCAGAGCCGTGACACCAGCGGTGACCGGCAGCAGCTTTTGTCCCACACCGGAAATTTTGTCCCCGGCTGACTGCAGCGTTTCACCCAGAACGCCCATCTTTTCCAAGGCGGTGTGAGAATTGTTTGCTTCTGTGGTCAGGCGTTTCAGTTCGTTTTCGGTTTCGATGATTTCACGCTGCAAAGCATCATACTGCTGCTGTGAAATTTCACCATTTGCAAGAGCAGTGTTTGCCTGTTCTGCCGCAGTTTTCAGCACTTCCAGCTTTTCCTTGGTAGCAGATACCGCATCTGCCAGCAACTTGTGTTTTTGGGATAGGAGTTCTGTGTTGGTGGGATCAAGCTTCAGCAGCTTCTGGACATCTTTCAGCTGCGTCTGCGTGCCTTTGATATCCTTGTTGACACCTTCCAGGGCTTTGGATAGCTTGGTGGTATCGCCGCCGATTTCTACGGTGATGCCCTTGATTCTATTAGCCATACAATCTCACCCCCTTATCAAAATTTATCGAAGTCACTCTGATCTGCCAGCACATCATAATGACACTCGTCATTCTCCCGTTCGGTGAACATATCATTCACCAGACCAATGGTCAAAAAATCCAAATCGCCCATTGACAAACCAAGCTGAACGCACCGCAACAAAAATAGTGGTGTGGTCATCGGTCGGTCAATCGGGCGATGTTTTTTTTAGACTTGACCTGCGTTTCTACGTTCAAACCCCAGAGATCGATCAGCTGCGGCAGGATTTCATAAATGCTGAATGTGTTAAACTGCTCCAGCCACTCGTCCGGTGATGCCGGAATGGCTGCATCGGCGTGTTTTGCCATGATATAGGCGATGTTCTCAAACACCTCAAGGCTCTCGATGTCCAGTGCAGAGGATTCCTCTGTATTTTCTCCCACAGACTTTTGCAGTGCTGCAAAGTCCTGATAAATATCTCTGCGAAATTTCAAGCGATACAATCTGGGAACTGCTGCACTTGCCTTAAAAGGCACTTCAATCCCATCAATTGTAATATTTTTCTGAATTGCCATACTGCCACCTCCTTACGCTTTCACAGATGCTGCGGATGCTTTACCACTCTGTACAGCGGCAGCCAGATTTGGCATATATACCGCCTTGTACCAATTCTCATAAACCTCAGCATCCGTTTTCTCACAGGTTTTAGTTTTTACCAAACCACTGTTCAACGCCGTTGCGGTCAAAGACAGTGTTTCTGTTTTAACTTCCTTTTCGTCCTCAATGGTGCTGGATTCTGTTGCCGGACGAGAGGCAGAGCAACAGAACAGACAGTGCCGAATTTTATTCTTATCGCCGCTGAATTCAAACAGCAGTGCAAACTGTGATACTTCTGCAGTATTGGTTTCCGTGAGAACGCCCTTTTCATCCAGTTTCTCACCGAGAATGTCTGTCGCAAACTCAAGCGGAACCAATGCGATTTCAAGATCGCCGGTGTAACCAGAGTTATTGTTGATCACATAGTACACACCATCATCAGCGTAAAAATTGGATGCTTCACCTTCTGCATCGATAGACAGCGACACTGCACCGGGAATGCGAACCGGCTTTGCAAAAGTCGGCACACCTTCTTCATCATAAGAGGTGATTTTTGCATAGTGAACTTTGTTCAGACCGAATTTTACCTTGTTTTTCTCCATTGCCATATAGATCAAACCTCCATCTCATAGAGTACTTCATACAATTCTTCCGAATCAATGAATGTTTCTGTTTTTGTATAATAAATCTCGTGCTGGGAAAGCACTGACTCCACCTGTTCTTCCAATTCCGGCTGCTTTTTGTCTGTGTACAATTCAATGTCCAGCTGTTTGCAACTGAAATATGCCAAATTATCTGCCGAAAACGTATTCTCTCCAGGAGATAAAAACAGCAAAAAAGGCGGTGCAGGGCTTTCGTCCTCGGCAAAATGATGGTAGGCGAAAGGCAGTCCCATTTCCTCCATCATTTCTGCGATTTGTTCGTAGGTCATGACAAAGCCCCCTCAATTAAATGCTCCAGCAACTGTACACCGTTTTCTTCCGCAGGAGCAATATGCGGACGAGCAGATACACGACCACCGCCACGCTTGGCATGGCCTTTCTCCAATAAATGTGCCAGTTGATAGCGATTCTTACTGTGGACAGTCATTTCAAGAGAATGGCTGTTTTCCTTGGTTCTCTTCGTTGCCCAGCTTTTCGCATACTTTCCCGTGTCTGCCGGAGCATTGGCAGAGATCTCATTTTTCACTTGCGTTGCAGACTTCCGAACTGCTTTTTTCATAGCGGTATCTGCAAGGTCTGCATACTCCTGCAAGCCCTGCATGATTTCCTCCGCAAGATCGTCAATACTGGTCATTTTGCCCTGCCTTTCTGGCTTCTGCAGTAAGTTTCAGATAATCCTTGTGCAGATAATCCGGTGTAACACTGGTGATGTTGTATGTAACATCCCGAAACAAGATTCGGTTGCCTGTTACAGACGGCATCCAGCGCTGGTTTTGCCGAATGAGGAATTCCAGCGTCTGTGTTTCTTTGGTCACACCAGCGTCCGTATGCTCCGCAGAAGCTTTCAAAGTCACTTTTGCCCAGCAGGAAAAGGCTTCGTCCCACACAGCGGTGTGATTTCCGATTTCATCGGTAACGACACGATTCACCAGAAAGGTGATTCGCTGATTCAAAGTTCCGATTTCCATTACATCACACCCTCTCGCTGTGCAAACAGCATGGCACGAAGTGTTAATGTCAGCTTGGAAAAGTCTGCGGTATTGCGGTTTTCATAGAGATAAGAAACCGTGTAAAGCATTGCTGTCCGTACCACATCTTCGTTTTCTGCCAGCTGTGTTTCATCCATTCTGCCCACATCCATGACCAGCTGTTTTGCTGTGAAAATCAAGGAAAGCAGCAATGGATCATCGTCCTCAAAATCAATCCGCAGATATTGCTTGACTTCCTGTAAAGTTACCACCCACTCCAACCCCTTTCTCTGATTACGCTTTCATGCCAAGTGTCTTTACGGCTTCGGTCAAAATCAGTCTGCCATCGACACGCTGAGATGCGAGAAATCCAACCTGACCATTCATTGCAAATACCTCATTCAGTCGCTTAAAGGAACGTCCCTGACGGTCGCCGATCCAGTAATAGCTGAAATCGCCGAAAGCGAGGCACTTTGCACCTACCTTGATTTCCGGCACATAGCTGGAAGTGTAGTACGGACGATTGAGAATGGTATCCGGAACGCCAGCTTGTACAGACGGATTCCAGATGTAATTGCCAGTGCTGTCCTTCAGCTTACGAAGTGCCTTTACTGTGGAATCGTTGAGAACCCAGACTGCCTTTTTGCGATATGGGCTTCTCAGAGAATAGAACAGTTCCAGAACATCATCGAAAGTGATATTTGCAGTGCTGGTTGTCGCTCCGCTTTCTGCACCGCCCGTTGCAGCGAAGATACCGGTCGGCTTGCCCTTGCCATCACCAATGAAGAATGCCTCTTCTTCCTTTGCACCGATTCTTCTTGCAAATTCTTTTGCAATATAGGACGGCAGGTCAAAAGCAGCATCATTCAGCAGTTCCTCAGAGATCTTAATTGCCGTGCCGACCTTGTACGCACCGAGGGAAGCCTGTCCAAAAGTATCATCCGACAGCTTATATGCGTCCTCCTCATCCATCCAGGCAGCTTCGCCCTTAGAAGTAACGATGGGAATCTTTCGATCACCGGAGGAAGTTTTGATAACAGTTGCCAGCTGCCGGAAAATGTTTTCTTCGGTCAGGGCTTCTACCAGCTTCCGTTCAAATTCAGACGGCACAAGATAGCCGCCTTCCGTATCCGTGCCAACCTGCAGGTCATTCCGAACATCGTAAAAATTGCGGCTGCGAATGCTGTTCCAGAAAGCAGTACAGTATTCGTCAGATGCAATTCCTGTTTTGGTATCACTGTGAGTGGATGCGTTCGGCTTGTTCTGAATCGGCGTAGAAGTGGGCTTGTTCATCTCCGCTTCAATCTGAGCCTGTCGTTCCAGCCGCTGGATTTCCTTGCCGTATGCCACGATCTGCTGCTCCATGGCATCGTATGTCTTGCTGTCCTCTTCCGAAAGCAGACCGCTTTCATTTCGCTTGGAATCCAAAAAGTCACGGGCAGTATCCCATGCCTTGCTTCTTTTTTCTCTCAGTTCCTGAATTGTCATAGTATCAGTCCTCCTGTATTTTTAATCTTTCAAAAGTGCCAGCCGCTTATCCAGCTGATTGATCGGCGTGCCTTTGGATGCAGTCGCAGAAATCTTCTGCAGAAAAGAATCCAGCGTTTTGGATGGTGTGTACAGCATGGATGCTGTGCTTTCCTTCTTTTTCTCATCTGGCTCTTCTTCCGAAGATTCCTCTGTTTCTTCATCTGGATCTGTTTTTTCTGGTTCTTCTGGAACAAACGGATTCTTTTTAGAAAAGAGAATGCCGTCTACAAATCCCAGCTGCAATGCTTTTTCTGCATTCATCCACGTTTCTTCATCCATCAGCCTTGCGATCTTATTGCGGCTGAGATGCGATTTTTCTGCATAAGCATTGATAATGGATTCCTTGACTTCATCCAGAAGTGCAATTGCTTTCTCCATATCTGCCTTGTTGCCCATGGCACAGGTCATCGGATTGTGGCACATCAGCATTCCGGTCGGTGAAATCAAGGTTTTTTCTCCAGCCATCGCCACCACGGAAGCCGCAGAAGCGGCAATGCCGTCAATTTTGACTGTGACCTTGCCCGGATGGTTTCGGAGCATGGTATAGATCTGACTGGCAGCAAACACATCGCCACCCGGCGAGTTGATAAAGACGGTCACATCACCGCTGTGTTTTTGCAGTTCCGAGCGGAACATGGCAGGGGTGATGTCATTTTCAAACCATGTACTCTCCGCAATCGCACCGTACAAATACATCTCCGATGCACCGGTTTCTTCGTTGCGTACCCAGTTCCAGAAACGATTATTCTTCATGGGTTGTTTCCTCCTTTTCATTTTTCTTTGCAAATGCTCCTGCATCAGCAAGTTTGGTAAAGCTGCCGTTTACGAGATACAGATTTCCGCCCTGTTCTTCTGGCACCAGATTCATATCCTCCAGTTCCCGAATGTCATTGGTGGACATCCAACCATTCTGTCTGGCGGTAGCGTAGCCCTGCATTCTGGAAGCATAGTCACCACGCAAAAGCCCCTCTACATTAAATTTGATGAAGTATTTGCCTTTTTCTGAATCGGAAAGCAGATCTTTCATCATACCTTGCTCCCACCGAACGATCCATGGGTCAAGACTGTACTTCACAAAATCCAATGATAAATGCTCTACGTTACTGAATGTTGCATGGTCAAGATCGCCGATCATATGAAGTGGCACTCGATACAACCGTGCAATTTCCTCAACCTGAAACTTTCTGGTTTCCAGAAACTGTGCTTCATTATTGGGGATGGAAATAGGCGTGTATTTCATGCCCTCTTCCAAAATTGCCGTATGATGCGAGTTGGAACCACCATAGGCGCGCTGCCAAGCATCCCGCACACGCTCTGGATTTTTGATGACTCCCGG